ATATACTTCACGAACAGTTTGTAACATATCTGTGTTGTTATCAGAATCTAATATTTGGTCTAAATATTTATTTCTTAATTCTCTACTAAACCTTGCAGATTTCATAATGCCATCAAGGTTTCTTGCACTTTCTCCGATATTTTTAGATGACATAACTCTGCCTGGTGCTAAATCAAAAAATCTTCTCATCCTATGTGGCATAGACATTCTTAAATCTCCACCTACACCAATAATGCCTGTAAACAAATTATCTGTAGCATTAGGATTAAATGCAGCTCTTGTTTTATTAGCTTGTTTTAACAAATTTCTTAATGCACCTACATCTGTATCTTTACCTAAATATTTTTTAGCAATTAAATTAGATGCTTCACCAAGCAAGTTTGGTTGTATAGGAATGCGTAATTGATTTCCTTCTGTTATAGCTCTTACTATGTCATCATTTATACCATACTTAAATGCCATAACTTTATCTACACCTGACAAATTACCATTTTGCATAAGTGATGTAAGTAATGTTTTCATAAAGTTTTTATCATCAACAACAGTAAGTAATTGCAATAACTCTACAGGTGCTTTGTTTAAACCTGGCATATCCATTAATGTTGATAAATCTTTATTTGCAACAAAAGCATCTAGTAACTTATCTCCTCTTTTGCTGTCTAATATTTGTGTAGCAGTCCTACCAAACATAAGTTTTCTAGCTTCTTTTCTTGTAATCTCTCTTGTTATACCTGGTGATACTTCTATAGTTCCACCTTTTATTGTTTTAAGAAATTGATTTATAAGCGGTATGTTTTTAACATCATCTCCAACCTTGACAGTTTTAAATGCTTGTTGCATACCTTCATCTACCAAACTTCTAAGTCCTAGTTTTGCACCAGATAAATAACCTAATGCAAAGTTTGTAGGGTCACCAAAAACTCTAAACGCACCATCAATAACTGTTGAACCTAACGCATAACCTAAATCATCTTTAGTAAAAAACTGTCCTGCAACAATACGACCTGGAGATATATTTACTTGTCCTGCTTTTCTAGTTTCTGTTTTAAATTGATTTTCTAGTTGTTCATATCTCTCTGTAATTGGTACACCATAAATTTCCTCTGCTTCTCTTAAAGAATCTGCTTCAGACAAACCTGCTCTACGAGAGTCTTTAAAACCCTGTGTTTCTTTTAATGGTGTAGATGCAGGAAAAAAACCTTTACCTAAGTTAAGTGGTTTACCTTGTCGTATTTGGTCGTAAGCTAAATTAAACTCTGTTGGACCATAAGCATCTTTTGTATCTTTATATACATCTGCAAATTCTTTACCTAACAATGCAGTTCTAACTCTGTCTGCAGCTTTGTCACCATCAACTCCTGGTAACCAACTAGCAACTCCTGTTAACCCACCTAAAAATGTGTTAGCAGCAACTGCTTGTGCTTTGTTTATTCCTGTATCTTGTGCAGCAACAATAGAAGATTTAAAGTTTCTTGATAGTGGTTGAAATCCTAAATCTAACATTAACAAACCTAATTGTGAAGCTCTTCTTGCTTTAGATACTTTGTTTATGTTTTGTTGATTTTGTTTTATAGCAACATTGTTTTGTCGTTCTGATAATTGTAAAGCTAAATCAGAATCGTGTTCTAGTCCTAGTAATGCACCATACATTACTAATTTTTTATCCATATTTGGATATGCTCTAGCAATATTAGCTGCTTGTTCTGCAACTTCTGGTGTTATTGTGTTTCTAAAAAAATTTATTTCTTTTAAATTAGCTTTAGTGTTTTTTGCTAAATAACTATCTAGCTCTGGTGGACCAAATAATATTTGTCTGTAATCTCTCATTAAATACCAAAATAATCCTGTGGGTCTTTGCCCAACGCAGGTTCTGGTATTATATCCTCATTAAGCAACTCATCAAATATAGGGTCTTGCGTTATTTCTTTAGCTACTGTTAAAAAATTTTGTAATGTGTTTGTAGGTGCAATTCTTGGTCCATTACTTCCTGGACCTACAGGAATACCTGCAGTGTTTGGTTCAAATTGTCTATTTGTAGGTGCAGCAATATTTAAAGGACTTGGTAACGCACCAACATTAGGTACACCGCTAGTAAGTGCAGTTTCTTGGTCTATAACATCTATAGCTTCTGTTTGTGCTTCTAATGCTGCTGTCTGCCCTGTTGGGTCACCTTCCATTCTTGGAGGTGCAACAACATCATAATATGCACCATCTACTTTTACATCTGTAGCTTGTGTTAATTTACTTGGTTTTCTTCCTCTAGGCATTATCTTCATATCCTTCTATTTCAAAACCTAAACTAATACTAATCCACACACCAGGTATAGGTGTAGGTAATATAGTCATAGCTAATGGTACATCTCCTTGTGCAGTAAGCTCTCTATAGATTGGTGTTTCATCATTTATTTCTGATTCATCCCAATCTTCTTGATTTATAATATCAAAAAATTTTGCGTTTATATCATTGTTTGGCATTAAGCACCTTCTGGTTGAGGTGCAGGTTGCTGACCTAAAGCACCTAATACTTGTTCTATTCCTACTGGTGATTCGCCTAAACCAAGACCTTGCGGTTGTTGTTGTGCTTGACCTAACATAGCTAACTCTTCTGGAGATGGTTCATCACCTTCTGCTGTATAAAATTTATCTAATATCTCTGACATCTTTTGTGGATTTTTTCTAATCTCTATAGCTGACATTAAAGCTCTTTGGTCACCCTGTGCAGCTTGTGACATAAGTGTTTCAAACAAAACTGTTTCTGCTTTCTCTGCATTTATTCTTTGTTGTATTTTAGTAATGTTATCTAATCCATCCATGTTTTCTTGTAAAGTCTGTGTATCTATAATGCCTTGTTGTTTTAATTGCAAACCTGTAATAATTTTTTGTGGTTCATCAAATCCTGCCATTACACCATAGACTCTTCTAGTTTCATAAACTTCTGATATATCAGATGATGGTGTATAAGATTCTTTGTATGCTGTTCCTTTATGAATACCTGCAATAGGTTTTCTTTTATTAGCAAACATTATTTCATCATATTCTAATCTTTTAGCATCTACCTCTTGTAATGCTTCTTTAAGAACTGTTTGATATTCTCTTACATGTAAAGATGCAGATTGTCCTAGTTCTTCTAATCCTCTACCTGTAACAAAAGCGTTAGGCGATTGTCCATCATCAGATACTGGATATGAAGCACCAAGTCGCAAGTGTCGTTCAAGTCTATCTACTTGTTGAAATAATTGGTAAGGTAGATTGTTGACTGGCTTAGACACTTGCGAACCAGGTGTTAAATAGTTTACAGCAAATCTGCCTTTTCTATATTTTCCTGATTCAATTTCACCCACAATATTTGTTTCTGTAAATACTGCATCTTCCATAGCAATAGTTCCAAGAATATTAATTTTTGCCATGTTTGCCATAAGTCCTGTAATATGTTGAAACTGTGATTGCATTTGGTCAAATGCGTATCTTTTAGCTACAACAAAACATGGTCCTGAATTTAATACATTTGGCATAAAATCAATTATTTTTTTATTTTCTGGTAAAAATATGTATGTTCCTTCTTTATCTCTATACTCAACTACAACTTTGCCATGACCTGTAGAGTTAGCCCAACTACCTGCTCTATCTGTACTATCTAATAAAACAGAGTATGGATTTTGAAATCCATCATCATCTTCTGATGCGTATATAAATGGTTTAGCTTCTGGATATTGTTCTGCTAATACATTGTGTGGCACTCTACGAATTATTGCTAATTCATGTGGTTGTTGGTCATTACCAAAAGTTCCTGGATAACAGGTAAATGGGTCTTGTAGTTCAGCATAGGGATAAGCATTACCATCTTTATCTTTTCTATGTCCTATAGTCCAAACAACAAAACCATATCCTGGTAACCATCTTGCTGCTTGTGGTAATTGCATATGTAATTTTTGAAACTTATCATATGCCATAACTATTCGTTCTAATTTTTCAGATTTTTTTCTAGCTCTTTCTGAATCTTTGTCGTTAATAATATCAACTTTTAAATCTGGACTTCTTCCAAGTTTTTGTGCAAATCTTTCTAGTGCTGTTAAAAATAAATTGGGTGCAGGTAGTTCGTGATACTCTACATTCATTGAATTACCAAGAAGTGCTTTTACTGCAGCTTCCCCACCATTCATAATGTCACGAATCCTAGACCTGTCAACCATTTGTTCCTGGTTAATTACTCTTAGGTAATCTATTTTGTCATAAAGTTTATCGCTGTTTAATGGCATTTATCTCCAATTATCTATATCCATACTACTAGGTTCATACTGTGAAAAGCTAGGACTATAATCATATCCTAACTCCGCAAAGCGTTCTTTCTGCATTCTTCTTATAGCTCTCATTGGAAACCAACTAGCCATAACTATGTCTGTTTTTGTACCTACACTTTTGCTTTTATTTTTTGCAGAGCTAAAGTACACTAACTGACTTGTATATAAGTTTACCTTTTCTTGTGCTTCAAAGCTAAGATATGGCAAAGAAATATTTTTTTCTTGAAACATAGGTCGCATAGCTGTTACACCATAAATAGGGTCAAATTTGTTTTTGTAAGTTTCGTGTCCTTCTAAAAATATACCATGCTTAGATGCAAAATCTCTAATAGACATATCTTGTCTAATTGCTTTTTGAAATCCATTTTCTTCTATTACCCAATGTGACAAATTATATTTAGCCCACCATTCTTTTATTATTTCTAACGCTTGTGGAATACCGCCACCTAAATTGTTGTTCATGTCTATCATGCTTAATTTATTTTCTACAGGTTCGTATGCCCACAAAAATGCAGCTTGATAACCTGTAGAGGCAGGGTCAAGTCCTGCTATTAATCTTGTACCATGTGGTATGTGTCCTATGTCACGCTTTTGTTCACGACACTCTTCTATTTCTACTCTATCAAATAAAGATAATCCATCAGGCATAGCTACATTAAGATAAACCATTTCGTATATTGCTCTACCACCTGTAGTTTCTGCGGCTCTTTTTCTGTCCATTAACCATTTGTAAGTTCTTTTACCAGACCACAACATGCAATCTACATGTTCATCTTCATTCCAATCAGGTAAATTACAAGCAGTATCATGTGCTTCTTCAACTATTGTTTTCCAAGATTCGTTGTCTAACAAATGTGAGTATAGGTCATCATAATGTTGTCTTGACCCAATAACTACCATAGCTGTATGTTCCTCTTTACGACTAGATAGTGTTGTAGTCCACCAACTTCTTGTGTTTTCTCTTGATGCAGGTTGCATAGTAGAGCTGTGGTCCTCAATGTCATCTGCAATAATTATGTCACAGTCACGAGATAATATTTTACCTCCTCTACCAAGTCCTACCATAGTAGGTGATTTAATACCTGTAACAGTTCTTGTACCTACAGTAAAACCATTTTGTGACCAAGACTTACCTGTTCTTGATGTAGGTTTAAATTTTGGTCCTGGTCCACATATTTCTTCTATTAACAATTCGTTACTTTCAAGTTGGTCAAGCACAGAACCTATTGCATTCTTTGCAATTTCTTCGTTACCACCAACCCACAATATACGAATGTTAGGTTTTGTACATATAAGCCATACAGCAAAATGTATTAACAAATCTGTTTTGCCATGTCTAGGCGGTGACAATATCATTTGTTGGTCACCATGTTCTATAGCATCTAAAATAGAATTAATCCATTTTATATGAAACTCTGGTGTTTCGTATGCTTCACCTTTTTCTGTTTGAAAATATCTATCTCTAAAATTTCTAAAATCTTGTAATGATTTTTCTGCAACTTGCGGTATCTCCCAATTATCTTTTGCAACTTCATTTTCTTTATCTTCTATATATGCGTTATATGCCATAGATACCGCAGCAACAGAAGTTTTTAATATTTTTGCTACATCAGCTAATGTGTTTTTACCTTTTAATATTTCTTCTGCTAATCCTGAATCAACAATATCGTTATATACTTGACCACGCCTTGATTGTAAATTTTTCTTTTGACTAGGTATAACTAAAGTGTCATCTTCTTGTTTCCACTCTACACCTTTTTTCTTTGCTCTTTTTTTCTGCATAGTAATTCTGTTATAACATCTATCACTACAATATTTAGTTCTACCTTTAGGTAAAGGTCTGTGACATCCTCCTGCATAACAAAATTTATTTGCCATAGGATTTACATTTTTTGTTTTTACATTTCATATCGTTCCTGGGTAACAATTCTTCTCCACACCTTGGACATCCAATGGGTATCAAACTATTTCTTTATTTTTTTAATTTTGCCATTGTGTGTTCTAGCAAACTTATGGGTTTTAGTTTCTCTTATAAGAGTTCCATAATATCTTTTGCCACCCCACATCCAACTTACTTTTTTAGCCATGTTAACTCCTTACCACATTTTGCAAGACCAATATCTTGCAGATGTTTTATCTGTTGCTGTATCACATTTATGTCTTGCTCTAAATGATTTTCTAGCTTTTGGATTATCTTTGCGTATCTCCATATTTGGGTCACCAAACATAACCTTTTTTATTTTGTCACCATCTTTAACATAAACTTTAAATTTTTTTCTACCATGACCAGGTTCACCTTTACTAATCCTAGAAGGTTTATTTAATGTAACTGATTTACCCTGATATGTTGCCATAATTAATTATAATTTTTTTTCTTGTATGGTTTTGGACTTACATAAGCAGAACCTAATTTGTTCATGCTATCATTTAATTTTTTTGCTTTTCTTGCAGACTTAACTACACCAACAATATCTCCTCTTTCAGCAGCATCCATACCTGCTTTTTTTTGTTTATCTCTTAATCTTTTTTGTTGATTATATCTACTAAGTATTTCTTTATTATATGTTGTCATTACTTACCAACTTTTTTCTGTGCATTTTTATGTGCTTTACTAAATGTACTACCTCTTTTCATAGAGTTAGTCATATACTGTAAATGTTTTTTGGTATGATGTTTACTGTGTTTCTTCATAGTATCTTGTTGTCTTTTAGTTAACTTAGATACATCTACGCCTTTAATTTTCATTAGATTTTTTTTCTTCTTTTACTATCTCTTAATTTTTTTAAATCAGCAGAAGTAATTTTATCAAAAGGCGGTGCAACCGCAGCTAGTTTCTTTTGCTTAGAAGAATAACTACCCTTAGGCATTAGTAACCTCTTTTTTTCTTTTTACCTTTAGTTGTTTTTTTCTTTTTATAAGTTTTCATAAAATTAACTATAGCACAAAACTCCACCGAAGTGGAGTCTTGTTCGTACAGTATGTCCAGTACTGTTATGAAAGAATATGAAATAACAACTTACTAATCCACAGACACATAGTCTATATGATTTGTAGCTTTCTTTCTTATTCAATTTGTATGTAGATATTTATTTTACATACTGGTCATATCCTCATACAACCAATCTAAGACTTTCTTAGATTGGCATAGTATATTGTCCCCCCAGATTTAAAAGGTAAAAAAAATTTTTTTATTCTGGAATACATCTCTCACATACACCATCAGTAAGTTCATCCTCCCAAAAAGGATGTAAGCATTCATCACAATCTTGTACATGTATGTCCATGAATTTTAGTATAGCAACCCCTGCTGTTGCCAGTAGGGGTTTGCTTATACACAAACAAAGAAAGGAGGGCTATGAATAAAGGTGATTGTTCCAGGAGGAACGATTCACTAATCATGCCTTTCTTACTAATAAATTATATCATAGATACAAATTATGCAAAGAAAAATATACAGGGTTTCTGCATGATTGTGCGTAGGCGAAAGGAGGAAACTCCTACTACTACAAAAACCCTGTAATAAAATACTACCACTAAAAACAAAACCTGTTATAGTAAAAATACAAGCAAAGGTTTCTTCCTGCTTTTAGAAAAGGAATCTTGATAAACACTTCTAATAAAGTGGATTAGCAGGACCATGGTAACTAGGGTAATAGCCTATTACTTCACATATTTATTTGTTACTATTTTTAGTTCATTCTGGTTTTGGGAGGGAGTGACACAGGGTTAGAACCACTCTTCTTTTATATTTATAAGTAATTAAAGATACTTACTTATAAAGATTACCCTACTTATTGTAAACTACACTTTAATACTGTACATACAAGATATAGTACCACTATATATAGTACCCCTTAACAGCATATTCTGAAAGGACTAACAACGAAGTTGTTGCCCCCCAACATTTAACCCCCCACATATAGTATATCCTATAAACACACTATATTTAGTATGTCATATGTAGTGCTACTAGATATAGTGTAATGGGTATGCAACACAATATATAGTGTATGTCTAGGGGGTGTACCTTTTTTATAAATAACTGCGGGGGTATGCCAGGTTTAAATTATTC